ATTTTGTCCTAAAGGTATGATGTTTTGCATAAAATTACCTACTGCACTCAAGAACTCCATGCGATCTTGCTTTTCTTGCATCTCATCTTGATAAATCATCGAATCTGAGGTGACTTCAATCCTAAAATTCTTCGCACTTTCGTCTTTTAATAATGCTAATGCTTGAGGTACAAGTTGTTTATCGTTATCTGATAACTGCGATGCACCACTTATCCGTACTATCGTTTCTTCTGTAAAGTGCCTACAAATAATCTGTGCTTTGATGTTAAGAATCTTAGTCGCAAAGTTTACGACATTGTGTTGCATAGTCTTTAATCGACCAGCAGCGTTATTACTCTTAATTATCTGAGCACCTAGTGTTTCATTAGGGTCTGTTTGACCTCTTTGAATGTCAGCAATTCCCATGATCTCGTAAATTTGGGACTTTACTTGTTCCATAGCTTGGTAACATGACATCAAAGCAGACGCAAAAGGTGTAATGTCTACTAAGTCAATTGCACCCTTGAGTCCTTGTTTCTCAGCAAACGCTGCCCAATTCTTAACAGGTAATAGCGAGTTGTTCTCACCCTCAGAAAACAGTCGATTGAGTTCAGATGCACTCGCATCGTAGACTCCTCTTACTTTCAATGCGTTTATTAGTCCATCAATACGATCTGCAAGAGTATCTAACTCTTTAGCTTGATCTTGATACATCGTAAAGTCAGGGATTGGTTCTAAGTTCTCAGTAGTAATGTTTGAGAATAAAGGCTTTGGACAAGGCCAAAAGTCCTCTAACTCTAATGGATCAGGTTTCTCATCGAGAATCTTACCCATTGCCTTAGAAATCCACAGTACATCACCAGACTCTTTATCCCATATCTCATAAATACACGCTTGTTCTCTCATATTCTGATTACTTGCGTAAGTCTTACCTTCTTCAGGTTTAGTATCTAAAGGTATTTGATAGCCTAAGTCATCGCCAAATCGTTCAACTAAAGCATCTCGATTCATATAGACTTTACGATATACCCAAGTTACTTCTTCCCAAGTCCTACCTACTGAGTGACCAAAGTCTCTCCAATGGACATAATCGCAAGGAGCACATTCGTACTCAATTCTCTCAGGTGCTTCAGAAATCATCGCCTTATCAGATTCATCATCATCTATATCTTCAGTAATCTGCAAACCATCTTCAGGTAAACCTTGTTCATCAGCAACAATATGTGGTTCATAGCGTACCCATGCAGTTCCTCGACCACCAATCATTCTGTCAAAGACTGCACTATCCATCGCTGTTTTATAGTCTGAGTAGTGTTCTAACTCATACTCCAATGCCCTTTCAAGCATAGTACAAGCTACTCGACCAATCGGATCGTTGTCTTTAAATCGTCTAGTTACATCAGGTCTAGGAAGTCTAGCAAAAATAGCTGGAGTTATTGTTTGGACATTACTGTATAAAATGTTGAACCTGGCATTTGGATTGTTTTGTGTTCTTGAATCGTCACGATAACGCTTTAGTATCTTATCTGCTCGACCTTCCCACTTCTTAAAGGCTCTTTCGTAAGATAGGATTCGATTGTACCAATCTGTGTAATCGTGATTCATATTCTTCCACTCCTAGGTTTAGGCGATACTGCCCACATTTCATTCAAAGTTACATCTGTTTGTCCTACATATAACCCCTTGATTGAGTGGTCTTTCAAGATTGGCTTTTCTTCTTCTCTGTATGCAATAGAGAGGTATCTCCATGCATCTGCACCATGACTTGTCCAATCGTGTCTAGGTTTATCCCTAAAAACCTTTTTGTCCTCATCATATTCTCTTTGGTACTGTCTTAGACATTCTATACCTTCTTGACATTTAGTGTCAAACCAAGCCCTTTGTAATGCCATCCTTGATGCTTGTATTCCATCTTGTAATGATAAATTAGGTACTATTTTAAGCGTTTCTATAGGTATTTTCGTAGCTATTTGCTCGATTACTGACTTACCACCTGAACTTAAAGTCTTGGCTCTAGCATCGTGAGGTAGCCAATGAGTACCATATTTGTACCCATATTCTAGTTGTTTAGACTTGATTAGGTTTGTATAGTATTCAATGTTCTCACCATTACTTGAGTGATAGTCTAAGGCTCGTATCTCACCATGCACAGCTTGAAACCAGAAGATCGCAGTATCGTCTGAATACCCTAAGTCCCATGCAGTATGACAAGGAAACATAGGATCGTAATCAACATTGGTGATTCTGCTCTCATCTGTAATATTACGCATCTCTTTGCCAAAATATGCACCAACTATGGCAGCCTCAAATGAACATTCGAACTCTTGAAGATACTGATCGGGTGTCATTGAGCCAAACGCATCCTTTAATTCAGCATCAGCTATTAGCTTAGTTTGACTAGCCCTAAGAACTCTAACAAACCAATTCTCTTGTTTTTCAGCATTAGAAAATACATCATAAAACGCATTGTGGCCTTTGGGTGTGCCTATGAATACAGCCCAACCGAGACGATCGGAAAGTAGCGGTCTCAAGACACTTCCCCATACACTAGGCTTCATATCGGCATATTCGTCTAAGATTACCCCATCTAGGTATAAACCCCTTAATGCATCAGGATTGTCAGCACCGAATAAACGGATTCTAGACTTATTGAATAACTCAATCCATAACTCAGATTGGTTTTGATTTGTTCTAAATGGCTCTGAAAACTTTAATAAGTATTGCCAGGCTATGGATTTGGACTGTGCGTAATAAGGTGCAATATATGCGTACTGAGCTTCTTTTTTGTTTTCTAGTAGTGCTTTGACTATTAATTCATTTATGCAAGCCACAGTCTTTCCACAGCGTCTGTGAGCCACTAATACTGCCCATCGTTCTTTACGCTTGTGAAAGTCCTCGAATACTTCTCTAGGCCTGTATTTAAGTTTTATGAGTCTCATCTGCCCATGCTATCCGTATTTCACCACCATCAACCCCTGAATGTTCATGTGATTGTGTTTCTTTCCATCTAGCCCTAGTCTTTAGCCAAAAGATTGCTGCAGCAGTATTACCCTTCTTTGCCTGATTAAACAAAGTGCCTGCAATCGCTGAGTTAGCATCGATTCTACCCTCATCCAACTCCTCTTGATAATACTTTACTAGAGTATCAGAGGATATTTTTAGCCTTAAAGCTATATCTTCGTGTGGTACTCCTAGAGCAGATAATCGCCTTGCAGTATCTCTATCTTGTTGAGTAGGTTCATGTTTTTTACCTTGAGCCATTTTATAACTCCGAAAGTACTGCTTGTTTACCTGTGAAATCTTCCCAACGCTTTACTATTACATCACAGTATTTCGGGTCTAATTCCATTAGTCTCGCAAATCTATTAATCTTCTCACAAGCAATCATAGTTGTTCCTGAACCGCCAAAAAGGTCTAAAACAATATTTTTTGATTTACTGCTATTGGTTAAAGCTCTTTCAACAAGCTCAACAGGCTTCATAGTAGGATGTAATTCAGAGTTTGATGGCCTTTTAATCTCCCATACATCTGTTTCTGTTCTATCCTCTACTCTTTGCCTATCAGAAACGCCATCTTTCCAGCCGTAAAGTATTGTTTCGTGGCGAGAATGATAGTCTTTGCCACTTAAAACTAACCTATCCTTAACCCAAACTATGAAACTTGCCCACTTGCCACCAAGTTTTTCAAAAGTTAATTGCATATGACCAAGCTCTTTGTCAGACATAGCAATATATATATTTCCATGGCAATAGGTTAATAAAGCAGTTATATAGTCATTTACAAAAGTGTCCCAATCATCGTCATTCATTTTGTCATTCATGATTTGACGAGATTTATGCCTAGGATTATTAGAGTTACCATAATCTACATTATATGGGGGGTCAGTAAACGCCATATCTGCCATTTCACCATCAAGCAACTTCTCTATTTGATCTAAACTTGTGCTATCCCCACACATAAGTCTATGATTTCCAAGAATATATATATCGCCTAACTTAGTCTTAGGTTCATCAGGAACATCAGGTACAGCATCCTCGTCTGTTAATCCTTCTATTACCTCGGGTGCTAGTAACTCGTCTAGTTCTTTGCTATCAAATCCTAATAACTCAAGATTGAATCCATTGGAATCTAGTTCTTGTAACTCTAAACTGAGTAAATTGGTATCCCATCCTGAATTTAATGCTAGTTTATTGTCGGCTATGATATAAGCCTTCTTTTGAGTTTCTGTCATGTCTGAGCAGTCAAGCGTTGGAACTTTATCTAGTCCAAGTTTCCTTGCTGCCATTAGTCGGCCATGACCAGCTATGATTCCTACACCATCAACCAAAATAGGATTTCTAAATCCAAATTCTTTTATTGAGGCTGCTAATTGTGCAACCTGGGCATCATCATGGGTTCTTGAATTATTAGCGTAAGGAATTAGCTTTGATACTTCAATTTCTTTGATTTGCATATATTATCAAGTAGTTGATTTATATTGGTTTTATTTTAACACTAATTTTTAATCTATGTAGCCAAACTTTTTAGCATATTTAATTGAGTCTGCATCCATTGAAATAGGTATCTTGTCTAATCCTTGATCTCTGAGAAATGCGTATCTATGCCTACCATCACCAAAAACTACACTTCCATTTGGTCTGACATGGACTTCACTTGCTCGCATTGATGGTGCAGTCTTTAAAAATTCTTCTACACCTTGGTATCTTTTTCCAATAGCGTTTTCAGTTCCACCTTTACCAATATAACCAGTTTCATCTTTTTTAAACGCATTTTCAAACTTATCTGTGTTTACATACTCTATTTTATTGCCTTGTCTAGCTTCTACAGGATGTAATGTAATTGGTATTATTCTATCTTGAACCGATATTGTGGGTTCTACTTTGTTGAATTCTTTTTCTATTGTTTGTTTTCTAGGAACAACGCTTGGCATCATACCTTGTTTAGCCAACATATCTTCAGTTATTTCGTAGGCTTGTTTACCTAATGCCTTGCCTACTGGTTTTGCTAATGGTGCTAATGGTGATGCTAATGCAGTCATCATACCCATTTCTTCGCCAGAGCCATAACCTTTTGAGTATTCTCTGTTGCGTGGATCAACTACCCCAATATCACTAGGAGGTTTTTGTGGAACTCCTGAGAATCCTGAACTAAATCCACTTAATCGTTGATTAGGGTCAATACCTAATAACTTAGCAAATGCTTGTGGATCAGTTAAGAACCTTGTAGCCTCAGTAGGCAAGTTAATAAGTTGCTCGCCTCTCCTGCGCAACAACTCTGCAAGGGTTTCGTTCTCAGCCATTAGAATGGGTCTTTTACTATCTTATTAAATGCTTTTGTTATCTTTTCTTTACGCATGATCCTTTCTTTTTGTTTCTTCTCAAGCGTAGATTCTTTATTTGGTCTTAGTAAAGCATCCTCTTTCTTATACTCTCTAGTCATGTGTTTCATTTCATGTGCCTATCGTAAGCATCTTCAATTAAACTTCTTCGTGAAGTCTTTTCAGATTCTTTAAAGTCCTGTGCAGTAGGTGCATCCTTTGAGCCTACCTTGTTCATTTTCTCGCCAGAACCTTTTTTAATGCGTTCTTGTTTTCGGTGAATATTTGCGTATAGTCCGTTTTTCATTAGCATCCCCATCTTTTTAAACTTGCTTTTGCTCTAGGTGCATCACCTTTTGCGTTGTCTACTACCCCTTGCATCCTGGCACAGAAACTATCGTGCCTCTTTCCACTCTTTTGTGGTGCTTTTAAATTAGCATTATTCTTAGCGTTGTACTCTGCTCTACCCTTAGCAGTCATACCTGCACCCTGTTCTGTAGGTAGATAATTCCTATCCTTACCCTTAGTAGTCTTTTCTATTGCAGCTTCGATCTGGTCTCTACGACTCATGATTTAAACTTTAAAAGGTAAATTGTCGTGTCGATCTCTTGAGCAATGTTATCAATTAATTGCACAATCTCAGAATCTTTAGGTAAATCACCTCTTGCATCTTTTACAAACTTCTGTAATGACTGTAGGTAACCTAAAGGTTCACCTCTAGGTAAGTGATAAGTGTCAGGAAACTTAGTTATTTGTCCGTAAACACCAAAGTATGCCTCAGCCAACTGGTCAGTTAATTCAACAATGTTTTCGTAGAATTTGCCAAGCGTTTTGTGTTGTGCATAAGACTTTGTAGTCCAATGCTGAAGATGGGTATTCGTCCCTGAATGTAGCAAAGTAACTAAGAAAAGTGCCATTTGTTCCATAAATACCCCCCTTTTTACTATTTTAACTCAATTTTTATCAATCCACAAATAT